TTAATTACCCTTTGCTATATCAATGTTTATAGCGTTTTTGGGGACATTTGGGGACATGGACAAAACGTCCAACGCTTTATCAGTTTCTGAAATCCGTTCTTCTTTTAGCATATGGGCGTAAACTTCTTGAGTGATTGAAGTGTTGGCATGACCTAATCTTTTTGAGATATAGTTGATTGAAACGCCTTTATATAATAAATATGATGCATGAGAATGTCTTAAACCGTGAACACTGAGTTTACTGTAAATATTAAGCGATTTAGTAACTCGCTGTATTCTTTTTAGAGCCGCTTGGTGTGTATGATCGAATATTCTTCCAGAACTCCCAGAATTAAAGATAACTGCGGTTAATTCTTTAGTGATTCTAACATCGCGATATGAGTTTTTGTTTTTTGGCGGCGTAATTTCACGACTAGCAGCTGTGAGAGATTTATCAACATGAATGTTATTAAATGGCACACTAATATCCTCATAGTTTAGCGCTAAAACCTCGCCTATTCGCATACCAGTCTCTAACGCGATAAGTAATGACAAATTGATTTTGTCGTTGCTGTGGGCATATAAATAGGCTTGTAGTATTTCGAACTCATCTGCGGACAACGCTTTGATTTTTACGTCGCTTTCCAAACCATGGGGTTTAAGCCGAGAAAAGAAGTCGGAAGTTATATAACCGTCATATAAAGCGTCTTTAAGAGAGGCCTTTATTTTTGCAACCAGCAAAGTTAAATAACTCTTTTTGTGAGATTCTCCGTATTCGTCTAACCCGTGTTGGAGTATGGGGTAATTTAGATCTTCTAGCCTTACATTGGTAAATAGTGTGTCGATAATGTTCTCGGCTGTGATATAGGCTGTTAAAGTCGACGCTCTAATATCTTTCGATTTATAATTTTTAACCCACATCTTGAAGTAATCAGAAAAGAGCATACTAGAAGCAATAATTTTTTTGTTCTGAAATTTATCCGACTCCATCTGAACAGACCATTCTGTTGCTTCACGTTTTGTATTAAAAGTTTTGCTAACTTTGCGTCGTACACCTTTATCCATAACAGAGACAACTACACGCCATTTCTTGCCACGTTTTTCATAACTTGCCATAAAATAACCTCCTTGAAATTGCCTCTTGTCCAAATGCCGCTTGATTGATAAAATAGAGTATGCAAATAGCGCACCCGATTAGGGGCGTTGTAGGCTAGACACATCTTACTTCTTGGCGGGAGGGGATGTGTCTTTTTTTATTAGTTGATTTAAAAAATGTATCTTTTTTTGCACAATGATGTAAAATAGAGTAAGGAAATCTGGAAATTCATACTATTTACTACATAATTATTTTTAGAATTTAGTATATATAATATTAGGAGGGGATAGTTGTGATCTTAATAAAATTATTTGGGTATACTGGGATATCATTACTTTTAGGGACGATTATTTATTACCCCTCTGCAAAAATATTACTATCTCGAACTCATGTTAAAAATAGCAACATAGTACTTGTATCTTTAGTTATTGCTACATGCTTGAGCATGTTTTTTGTAAGAATACATTAACTTTCTAGTTAGGCTCATCAGTTTGTTGATGAGCTTTTTTTGTCTCTCTATCAAGTTGTTTTTGTAAAGCGACTTCAGCTTTATGAGGCATATCTATTCCTAAGGATGAAATAGGAACTTGTAGTTTTTTTGCAGTTTTATATGCTTCTTCTTCCCGCTCAATTAATGATTTAGCTTCTTGGTCTTTTGCTTTGAGCTGATCAGAAGCGGTTTTTGCCTCAACAGTTTCCGCAGCTGCTAAGTTCTCACGATGCTGTTTTGCTATTCCGTTCATTTCAATATCTATTTTATTATCTTTACTGTATGAAACTTTTCCACCGCCATATGCAGCGGAACCAGCACAGAATAGCATTATGAAGGTGGCGGCACCTCCTAAGAGGTACTTAGCAGTACTTTCAGCCGGACCTTTTGATTGTATATTGACTTTAATTTTTAAGTCATTACTTTCGCTCAATAATTCATACATCTCAGAATACTGATAGATAAATTGTCCTAATAATTTTGCTTCAATATTTGTTTCTTGGGTAACGTGATATGTTAAATGAAGTTCATCACCATCTAAAACATAAGCGTCAAATATTGCTCGATTTATATAGGGGCTATAGCTATCAATATTACTAATTGCATGTTGTGAATAAATCATTTTATAAAGTGCAGTATCGGCGTCCTCACGGCCAAATCTACCTAGCCAGTTAACTTTGATTCTTTTTTGAAAATCTGAGTGCTTGTAATTGGGATTATCATCGGTAAGTTTTTTAATATTTGTTAGTGACTCTTCAAAGGGGGCGCTAATAATTTTTCCAACAATAAATTGTTCAGAATTTTCAGAAGGCACTACGACAAAATCATTGATGTTCATATCATTGGTGAATCGAAGTAATTGACCAACCTTTGAACTCAATTGACGAGTTGTCAATTGGCCAACCTCATACGTAGGCATATCTAATTCTTCATCAGAATCATCTTCGTCTAGTAAAACTTCCGAAACTTCTGTATTTGAAACAATATTTGGATATTTATCTAAAATTATTGTTTTCAATTGTTCGTTTGAGTTATTACTTTCTTGAATATCATCGAGAGTGATTTCATTCCAACCGATACCGATATAACTATTTAAGCTAAAGTCAGTAAAGTAGTCACCGCCATTTGCGCGAACAAGCCAGTAGTTTGAATTTGAATCTAAGTGAGGTAAGTCATTTAAAAACTCTTGAACATCAATTTGCATATATACCATTCCTTTCAAAAATACAACTTTGAGTATTAGGTGGCTATAGAGTACTTATAAAAATAATATTATTAGAATAATTATTAGAATTGGAATTGTACAACCGAGCGTCATCGATGTACCAAAGCTAGACATTGAGTTTCCAGTTTTATTCATTTTATCGCCAAATTTAACGAGTTTATCACCAGATGACGAAAACAAATCAGTGTTAGTTGCCGTTTTTTCTCCAGAATAAATAATCTTCAAATTACAATTAGGACAATAGCGCTCACCATGCAATTTAAATTTACACTTTGGACAGAATAGCGGTGTACCTTTATCAGCTAATTGTTGACCTATCTGTGACCACTCTTTAAAGTCTCTCATGAGTACTCCTCCGATTATTGCTTAGGATAAATTAAAACTAGCGATATACCATCGTCGTTAGTTGTGTATCGAACCAAATAATCTAATCCAGTTTTATTGGAGTGGAAGTAATCCGATTTGCCGTCACGTTCGCTCGCCTTAGTTGCATCGTCGGCGGTAAAACTCTGAACATATTCGACAGCTTCGTCCTTATTCATAAGTGGTGTATCTTTAAAGTCGAGTTTGGCAGATTTTATTATATCGTGATCTCCAATGCCCACATGTGCGTAATCAAAATCTTTTAATTGATAATAACTAGAATTTACTTCCGTAGCTTTGTTCTTATCTAAATAACCAAAAAGCACATTCTTTTCCAATTTATCAGCTGTTTTTTCTTCATCTGTCTTAGCTGCTTCTTTAGCTTGAATAGATTCAGAAGTGGCTTTACTTGCGGAATCTTGAGCTGCTTTTTTAGCGGCAGATTCACTTTCGGATTTTACTTTTTCCGACTCACTCTTTGAGTTGGCTTTTGATTCGGAAACTTTAGTGGATTCAGAATTATTTTTGTTGGATTTATTAATAAAGTCAGGCCATAATTTTTGAGCTGTTAAAGTATCTTTTAGTAGTTTTTCTTTTTCCTTTGAGTTAGGTAGTTTTGATACTTCTTTAGATACGGATTTGATTTGTTGGTAGGTTGTACCTTCCAGTAACTCAGTGTGTTTCGAATCTGAAAACAATCCATCAACGTTCATTTTTGCGTTTTCTAACGCTGAAGATTTCTTTGACGTTTGCCGAACGTTTGAATTGTTGTGTTGAGCCTGATTCCCACATGCAGAAAATAAACCAAAACTAGCCATAGCGGCTATTAATATAACCTTTTTCTTAACCACAAATACTCCTCCAATATGTTAAAATAATATTTGGACATAGCAATAATATAGCAGCCCTATTGAATCCCCACGATTCTTTAGGGCTTTTTTAATGCAATTATCTAGTTGGGAATCGCACCCAACCAAAGCCACTAGGCTAGACGGTAACCGTATAAACGACTACTTTCCCAATAATTCTAACGTCGCTCATTGAGTCGTATAAGTAATTAATAGGGCGGAACTCGCCGCTTGTGCTATCGGGCGTGAATGTGACAATCTTATTTCTAGGATCATTGTAGAACCGTTTAACGGCCATTCCTGCGCCTTCTTGAAAAACGACGATATCGCCGTCACACAGTTCTGTAAAATCGCTGTATTTTTTAATTGCGATCAATGAACCATCTGGAATAATTCTATTCATTGATTCACCATTAATGTAAGTAATGAAGATATCTTTATCGCCAGCATATTTACCCATAATGACGTCTGAAAGGCCAATCGTTTTAACTTCATTAGCTGTGAATGGATCAACGTCATTGAGCACGCCAGCCGATAAACCGGCGTCAAAATAATTATATTCATTCATACCCGAGATGATTAAATTATCAGAATGATCTGTCGTTAGATATGAAAGGGCTACATTGTAGTGCTCCGCTATTTTTTGAAGGGAGCCAGAGCGAGGCATCTTTTTGCCATGTTTCCAATCTGATACGGTTGAAAAGGACACTTCAAGTTGGTTTGATAAGACCGTTAAGTTTTCGCCTCTAGATTCCATGAGCTTGTTTAGATTATTAGAAAATATCTCTGTAATATCTTTAGTCATTATTATTCTCCGTTCGATTAAAGAAAGTAATCTTTCTTTTTACAAATCCATACTATCATATAAGCGAAAAAATGTATATAAAATATAAAATATTTTTTCGCTTATAGTGAAAAAAGGTTGTTTTTTCGTTTTAAGCGTGATAATATTAAAGACATAGGAAAGAGGTGAGCAAATGCTTAATATTGCAATTCCAACAAATGTAAAACATACATTAAAGGATTTAAGAGTTCGGTCTGGCTTATCCCAAGAAGAAGCTGCTTCAATGTTAGATGTAACAGCGCCGACTTTAAGAAAATGGGAGAACGATTCTGCTGACTTGCCTTATAGCGTTATCGAAAAGGTTGAAAAGATTTATTCAATACCTAAAGACTATATTTTTTTTGGGACGAATAACGCTTTTAGCGAAAAAATCAAATAAGGAGGAAACAATATGAACAATCTAGAATTATTTAAATTCGAAGGTAATCAAGTTCGAACCGTCAATAATAACGGAGAGATTTGGTTCGTTGCGACCGATGTTGCTAAAACATTAGAAATTAAAAATACAACAGATGCGCTAAAGCGATTAGATGACGATGAACGGTCTAGATTTAATCTAGGTCGTCAGGGTGAAGCCAATATTATCAGTGAGGCGGGCCTATATTCGTTCATTGGCGCAAGTCGTAAATCAGAAGCAAAGAAATTTATGAGATGGGTAAATCACGAAGTTCTGCCATCAATTCGAAAAAACGGCGCCTATCTAACTGATCAAAAAGCCTTTGATGTAACACATAATCCTAACGCATTAGGAGACTTGCTGTTACAAGCCGGTGAACAACTTAAACAAAAGGATTTGCAAATCACTGAAATGAAGCCTAAAGCGCTGTTTGCCGATGCGGTAGCAGTTAGCCATAGCAGTATCTTAATCGGCGAGTTAGCCAAAATCATGAAGCAGAACGGCGTTAACATTGGTCAAAATAGATTGTTCGAATGGATGCGAGTTAATGGCTATCTGATTTCTGGTAATCGATCAGACAAAAATATGCCTACTCAAAAGTCATTAGAGCTTGGGTTATTCAAGATTAAGGAAACGGTGATTAATCATTCTGACGGACATACAACAATCAACAAAACGCCAAAAGTTACCGGTAAGGGTCAACAGTATTTTATTAACAAGTTTTTAAAAACAGCTTAGTAGGAGGTGGGTTAGATGATTTTTGATAACGGTGCATCAATCGATGATAAAGAGTTTAAAAAATGCCAATTTCAAATTGTCGATGTCTTGAAGAAATATACAACGGATTTAAAATTGGCAAAATTAATTTTACAGGATATTGATTTAGATGATTTTGCAACGATTAAAGACGACTGACTAAGTCTTCGCTGCTTGTTTTATAAATAGCCCTAGATATTTCATCTCCTTTTGTTGGAGACGAATTGAAATGCTGAACGGTATCTAAAGCATCTTTATCTAACGAAAATGTCTCGGTTTGCTTTTTAGATTGTTGGTCTAAATAACAAATGGTTAAAACGAACTTAGTGGTTTTTAGTTCGGAGGAACTTCTCCCGATTGAAATGCCAGCGGCGTACGACTGGTTAGGTGCGATAATTTGACTTTTAAAATTAGAGAAGGGATTATTCTCAAATTTTAAATTACCAGAATCTAGAGCTGGAACGGCTGTTACATTAGTAACAATTGCACCGGTTTTACCATAGTTTTTGATGACTAAATAAGTGATCAATGTAGATGAACTTAGCACTTGCTTTAAATATGCAACTATATATGGCTTATTCGCGTCTCGCTGAGATTTGGTTGTCCAGACTAATGATGTTATCGCAATTACAACTGCCACAATACTTGTAACGGTTTGGATAATGCTAGAAATTATTTCAGTACGATTCATGTATATCACCACCTTTAATTAAATTTCAGCATTGCAGTGCTGATAAAGATAAGTATATCAAAATAAAACAGCATAGGGAGGACTAAACAATGTCAAGAGGTATCAGCCAATTAGACAAACCGCGCAAACCAGATTCGGAGTTTCCAATGTTAATGACTAAAGAGACATTAGGCGGCTATCTAGGCAGAGATGCCAGCATGGTTGATTGGCTAATTCTAAATACTGAATTAGGCCGGTCGGCGATGGATTATCCGAGAAAACAAACGGTTTATAGCAAACTTGTGGTTAATAAATGGCTTGAAAAGGAGGGCTGGTAATGAACTGGGATATTTACAAACAACTGGCTGACCGCTGGTGCGAAGGCTACAAGCACAAGCTATATATTCAACAACAAAAGGAGCGAGATCATGGAGAAGATTTACGTGAATGATGACGAGTTAACAGTATTAAGACTTTATCGCAAGTGTGACCGAGTATGTTTCACTAAGCACCGCCTGAACAAGGTTGACGCGCAAGGGTTCGCTTCGATTCTAGGCAAGCCGGACTACACCAAATACGACGGTGTGGAGTGTTTCGGGATATCAAAGGGTAAGATTGGCGTTGCTGCATTCATCAAACAAGGAGGCGCGGAATGATTCAAATTGATGGGTTTATTTTCTTGTTATTGCTTACCAGTGTCGCGGCTCTCTGCTACGGAGCTGGCAAAATTGGATTTAAAAATCTATGGGGGTTCGATGATGACAAGTCTAATAGTAACGTTATTAAGTTTATCGACGGCCGGTATGTTAAGCCTAATCGAAAAGCGCAATAAAAAAGCCGACAGTGCTAGAGACACTGACGACCAGGTTAATTAGTTTTCGACGACTAATTTAGCCTCATTGTACCACGGACTAAATTAAAAATGAAATGAGGATATTTATTATGGACAGAAATACAGAACTTTTACGAGCGGCAGAATGGAACGCGCCGGAACCACCAGAAGAAAAAGAACCAATTGAACCTGAAACCGTAGATGAAATTGAGGATAACAGATTTACCGTGACAACAGCGTCAGAAGCTGACTGGGCACTTATGAAGCTCTGTGAGATTGAACGACTCGAAGCTCAAAATGAAGAGCTTGCTAACAATAACATAAAACCGTATCAAGATTGGCTAGATAAGCAGAACGCAAAGACGGCCGATAGTAAGAATTACTTCAATCAGTTATTAACAGACTACATCTTTGAAGAGAAGGCTAAGAACCCCAAGTTTAAGTTAGTGACGCCTAACGGAAAATTATCAACGCGTAAGCTTCAACCTAAGTGGGAATACAACGACGACGATCTTATCAAGTCGCTTAAATCTAATGATGAAACAGATTTTATCAAGTTGAAAGAATCAGTCGACAAAGCAAGCCTCAAAAAGGTTGCAAAAGTCAAAGACGGTAAAGTTTACTCGCCAAACGGTGTAGCTCTTGAAGGCGTAACGGTTAGCCCAGCAAGTGAAACAGCAGTTATCAAAACAGCGGAGGTTGAATAATGATGGAAGTAAAAAAGGCTAAACGTGAACAGATTAAAGTCCCAATCATGATTACTGGCGCTAGTGGTTCTGGCAAGACAGTGAGTGCGCTACTAATCGCCAAAGGAATTGTAGAAAAGAAGTTTCCTGATATGTCGGCAGAAGAGCAATGGGAAAAGATTGGACTAATCGACACAGAACATAAACGTGCGTTGCTTTATGCAGATACAACTGTTGCCAAAACGGAAATTGGTGAGTTCTTACACGTTGATTTCGAACCACCATTCACAGTTAATCGCTATATTGAAGCGTTTGAAGCTTTAAAAGAAGCCAGCGTAGAAGTTGTCATTGTTGATTCACTAACTCATGCGTGGAGCGGTGAAGGAGGTATTTTAGAGCAGGTTGAAACAATCCAAAAGGGCAACCCTAAAATGCAAATGATGGCGTGGAACAGAGTTAAGCCATTAGAAAAACAATTCTTAAATCTCGTTACTGGTAGCTCCGTTTATGTGATTGGTACCGCTAGAAGTAAACAAGCGTACGACATGAATAAAACTGACGGTAAGACCCAAGTCGTTAAGATGGGGCTTAAACCCGACCAAAAAGACAGCTTAGAATACGAATTTGCAATTTCAATCAGGATTGACCAAGACCATATTGCAGAAGCGACTAAAGACAACTCTAACTTGTTCGGTACACCTTTTGAAATCACACCAGAAGTTGGCCAAAAGATTTATGAATGGTCAAGTGAAGGTATTGACTTAGAGAAGGTTAAAAGAGAAACGATCCAAACAATCAACGACTTAAAAAGCTTAACGCCTGAACACGAAAAAATGTTTACAGAATTACATTCAAAAGTTAAGTCGGCACCCCTAGAAACATTACCCATTAAGCTGCTTGAACGAATGGTTGATTTATTGGGAAATATTGAAATCAAAGAAGACGAGCCTAAACCAGAAGAAGTATCTGAGGAAAATGATGGGCAATGATATTCGGCAAGCTCGGTAAGTACTCAAAACACAAATTAAAAATTGAAACAGATGATGAACTAGACATCTATAAGATTAGCAAGTATGCCAATGGGCGTAGCGTGTCCGTCAGCGTTGAAATAGAAGACGGTAGACGTATTAGCCCCGACCAACGCAATAAGCTGTATGCGCTGTTTGACGACTACGCAAACTGGACGGGGTATTCGCCGGACGAAGCAGAAGCGTTACTGAACTACAGCTTCATTATGCCACTCTGCGTTAATCATCATACTGAGCAGCATAACAAAGGTATCGATTCATTTATCAATTATTATCACATCAAACCGGTTAAACCGGATTTAGAAATGCTAAGAATATTAAAAATCAGAGGCGACTACGAAGATAAGGAGGAGCTAGATGGCTGAAATCAAATGGATTAAATTGACGGTAAACATGTTTGACGATGAAAAGATTCGACTGATTCAGGCTATGCCAGAAGCTGACGCTATTATCGTGATTTGGGTCAGACTACTGACGCTAGCTGGCAAGACAAACAACGACGGTCAAATTTATGTCAGTCAGAATATGCCATACAACGAAGAAATGCTTGCGACTTTGTTTAGCAAGCCGATTAACACGGTTAGACTTGCGCTCAATACATTAAAAAGTTTTGAAATGATTGACGTGTTTCAAGGCGGGACAATCCTAATAAACAACTGGGAAAAGCACCAAAACATCGAGGGCATGGAAAAGGTTCGAGAGCTGAACAGGGTTCGAAAACAGAAACAACGTGAACGGTTAAGACTTGGAAATAAAAGTCACGCGACGTCACGTGACAGTCACGCAACAGATATAGAAGAAGATATAGATATAGATAAAGAAAGAGATAAAGAGAGTAAAACATTGTCGGGCAACCCCGACCCTATTCCCTACGACGAGATAATCAGCTACTTAAATCAAGTGACTAGTAAGAGTTTTAAGAACGTCGAGACACACAAGAAACTGATTAGAGCTAGATGGCACGAGAAAGCCACTTTAGACGACTTTAAGAAGGTTATCGATAACAAGTCTAGCGAGTGGCTAGGAACCGATATGGCGAAGTATTTACAGCCTAGCACACTGTTTGGAAACAAGTTTGATCAGTATTTAAATCAGCAGACTAAAGTAACAAATAGAGAGGAGCGTTCTAATAGTGGGGTTGAATTTTGAGCTATTAAAACGGGTGAAGACACTCACGGCGTATTGTCCTATTCATCCAGATGTGCACTTAGTAGCTTTGAAGGATCATGCTGAATTCTGCCCTAAGTGTGCTCAAAATAATATTAGACACAGACACAATGAAGCAGTGTTGACTGGTGTTTGGCAAGCATATCGACGAGACTTTCATGGTGTCTTAGAGAACGATTCAATCATGGATGACTTTGATCTAAAAAAGGCGACCTTTGATAATTATGAAGTAGAACCCGGTAGTGAAGCGGAATTAAATTTAAAAAAAGCAAAGCAGATAGCAGGTCGGTATTTAGACCGCAACTATCAAGCTAACACGATTATTACTGGCTTACCCGGTGTTGGCAAATCACATTTAGCTGTTTCAATGCTAAAAGGGGTCAATGACTACATTAAGCCTGACGCATCATGCTTGTTCATTTCAGTTAATGAAGCCATGCGATTGATTAGGAGTTCATTTAGCAACAAACAGAGCAAATATACTGAGGAATACATGACTAGTCTTATGGGCAGAGTTAATTTGCTTGTTTTAGATGATTTAGGCAGTGAGGCTTCGTTTAAAAGAGAATCAACCGAGGCTAGCGATTGGGTGCAAGGCGTCCTGTTCGGTATTTTAAATAAGCGGAACCGAACCATTATTACGACGAACTTAACTACTAAAGAGTTAAAAGAAATATATAATCCCAAGTTGATTAGTCGTATGAACAAAGGTGTTGCTAAGAACGATGGTGTAATTAAGTTTACTAACGCGACACCGGATAAACGGGAGGTTATTTTCTAATGTGCAATTTATGTAACGGTAAGAAAATTGTCTATGTGAACCAATGGTTTGGGACAACGGTTAGTCCTTGCCCACAATGCAATGATAACTACAGAAAGGCGCAAGGATATGAAATTAGTAATAAAAGGTGATCCAGTTCCAGCAGAACGGCCTAGATTTAATAACCGTGGTGGATTCGCTAGAGTATATGATCCCTTAAAAAGTCGAAAATACAAAGAGGAAATTAAGAAGCAGGCGTCTAAACAGCTCCCGAAAGATTATCAACCATTTAGTGGCGCGATAAAAGTTGAAATATGCGTGTATCGAAAAATCCAGAAATCAGTTAGCAAGAAGGAATATGCTAGAAGGCTCTCAAATGAGGTTAGACCGACAGTCAAACCCGATACGGATAATTACATCAAAATCATTTTAGATGGCTTAAACGGGCTTGTGTGGCTCGACGATAACCAAATAACAGACGTGGCAGCGCACAAATATTATTCAGACAAACCGAGAGTGGAGGTTGAAGTTCATGGATCATAACGATTTTACAGACGAACAACAGTTGTTCTACGACAACTTAGAGAAATCGGTCGAACTTGCAGGAAATGATTTTGCGACCGGATATAAGACACTTTTAGACATTATTTATTATCGTGTCAATAAAGAGTTGAGTAACGCATATGAAAACATGTCAGAAGAAGACAGACGAGCAGTTATAGCAGATTACTGCTTGCCATATTAGGGGGAATAGAAATGATTAACAGAGTAATTCTAATAGGACGATTGACAAAAGACCCAGAGCTTAAATATACGTCGCCAGGTGCAGCGGTTGGCTCGTTTAACTTAGCTGTTAACCGCCAGTTTACAAATGCCAATGGTGACCGTGAAGCGGACTTTATCAACTGCGTTATCTGGCGTAAATCAGCGGAAAACTTTGCTAACTTTACGCACAAAGGTTCATTGGTCGGGATTGACGGCCGACTTCAAACGAGAAATTACGAAAACAAACAAGATCAACGCGTCTACGTGACTGAGGTTGTCGTTGATGATTTCTCGCTGTTAGAATCACGTGGGAACGATAAGGGAACGAATAAAGCGCCAATTAACGGCAAAAACACTGGAACAGGAACTAATCAAGGGAACGAAATGCCCAATAAGTCGCAAAGCGATCCGTTCGCTGGTAACGGGCAAGCGATTGATATTAATGATGACGATTTACCATTCTAGGAGGTGTGAACAATGACGTACGTGTTATTAGGCATGGAGACGCAATCCGTGTTGTATGAAGCTGATTATCGGTCGGAGGTTAACCAGTACCGTTTAAAGGCTAATCCGAGCGAACCTATGGCGATTATCAACAAGCGTGACTTAAACAAGGCACTGATACCGACGACCACGGATAGCTTACGGGCTAAATATTTTACTCCAGATACATCTGAACGTCTTCCTGACGAGTCATTTGCTGACCATCACCGTCGGTTGGGCAAGCAGCTTAGAAAATTGGTTAATAAAGGTTTGAGTCGTCCGGAATGCCTGACCGAAATGGGTATTACAAACTCACTTTTAACGACAATCCAGAACGAACAAAATATTAAATTCGGAAGACCGAAATATTCTAGGAATATCAGTCCTAAAAAGAATAAAAAAATAGTAGAGATGGTTAAAAGCGGCGCTAGCGCTACGGAGATTGCGACAACTGTTGGGGTATCGGTTAGCTATGTTTACCGAATGGGGTTCAAGTCGGACAGCAAGCATAAAACGGCGCCTAAGCCAATGCTGTTGATCCGTGACGGCAAGCGACTTGAATTTAAATCGAAGTCAGCAGCATCAAGATTTTTAAACGTCAGCATCGAGATGTTTAGTCGTTGTCTTAAATACGACAAAGATATTAAAGGCTACAGCATTATTGAATTAACCCCTGAAGATGTACAAGCGTGATTATTAGGAGGATTAAGTAATGAATGAAAAAGTGAAGTTACCGAAGTTTATGTGTGATGGAATTAACGATTTAAAAGTGGAATTAAGCATTAAAGCAACTGAGTCACCAACTGAAATTGCTGATTTTATGGAGAAGTTAAATCATATTAACAGTGAAATTCACTCTTGGATTTATTACAGCACAACTAATCAATGGGATTTGTTTGACGCCCTGCGCTACAGCTATGAAGCTGAAACGGAACCGATTTATTATGTGCGGTTTATTCAAAACAATAGTCACAGCTTTTTGAACTCATCCGAATCGGATGGTCTAGAAATTTCTGATAATGAAGAGACCGAATGCATTAAAACTAAATTCACAATGCCAGAAATCCTAGCAATCGACCCACGTTATAAGGCATTTGCGGTGCCGGTTGAGGAGGTAGACGAATGTACCAACTAATTAGCATAGGCAATATGTATTTTAAAGAGTGGCAAGACATTTATCCTGTGTGGGTATTAAATGATATGCCCGGCGCTTTAGACGATGCCTTTAAGAGTCGGAGCACTGAACAAACTAGTCAGTTATTAAAAGAGTTAGGTGGTTTGCCGATTAAAGTTACAACTGTTTACGAGGAGGCATAGGCATGACTAAACGTAGGTGGTGGGTTAGACATCCAAAGAGTGGGCGTTATTTAGGATTTAACGACGGGTACACTTGGGTTGAATTTGATAATCCTCATTCTTTATCACTAACTGAGAAACAAATTAAGTCAATTAATCCCAAGTTTTGGGAATGGCGCGTAGAGGACAAGACTTACTTTATCTAGCGCGGAGAGGATAACAGTAATGATTAAAGGGATGTATGTAAGATTAAAAAACTACAACGTGTGCGGCCGCATTTCAGAGGTGCTGCCTGACGGTGTATGCGTTAAAGATGCAATCGGACAGCGTTATTTCTGCCATGAGTCCGAATTAGTAGCGATTACGGAGGGCGAAGTTTATGCCACGATTGGAGATGCTAACTAATGGATAGATGTTGGGATTGCGGTGCAACATTTGCGGATGGGGATTTTATGTATATTGGCGGCGGTGAGTACTGGTGCGCTAATTGTCAGAAAATTTATAAAGCTTGGTAGGAGGTTAAGTGATGAAATATGAAAAAGTGAAGTTACCTAAGATAATATTTGATTGGCTTGATAACGAAATAAAACAAGCGACAATGAGGCTTAATGTGGCGCAACCATTCACGACAATTGCCGCTATCTTGAATGAAATGAATAAAAAAACTTTCGATAGTGATCTATTCTGGTGGATCAACCTACCTGCTAACCAATGGAAGCTAATTGATGCTCTGCGTTGTGGCTATGAGGCTGAACCGGAACCTCGATGGGCGATTAAAGCGGGTAACTGCTATATGTACGATTCGGATAGTTGGACATTCACAACAATTCTAAATTTAGCTATTAAATCGAGATGCTGGTGGGTCGAAAAGAAAGACGCTTTAAACATCATTACATCAATGGGCTTCGGCGAAGTAGTGGATTTGAATAAGGAGGTGGAAGCTGATGACTGAATGTAAGTATTGCGATTGCGAAACGGTAGTAGTTCGTGGTGATTATTAAATGAGAAAGTTAGGGACTAATTTAGATGATTAAGATATTAGAATTGTTTGGCGGGATTGGTGCCCCAAGAAAAGCGTTAGTCAATTTGGGCATTGATTTCAAATCGATTGACTACGTCGAAATCGATGAAAAAGCAGTCCGGACTTACAATGCGCTTTTTGACAACAAGCAACGGCCACAGAGTGTGGTTGATTACAACCTACGGCCAGACATCTTAATCCACGGTTCACCATGTCAAGACTTTTCACGAGCAGGAAAACGCCTGGGAGGAAACGATGAAGATAAGACACGGTCTAGCTTAATGTGGGAAACATTGCGTATTATAAAAAATCTTGGAGTATGGAAGCCTAAGTTTGTCATTTGGGAAAATGTTAAGGGTGTTCGTGATAAGGATATGATCCACTCGTTTGAGAAGTATTTGAATAAAATGAACGAACTAGGTTACACAAGTAGCTTTCAAGTTTTAGATGCGCGTGACTTTGGGATTCCGCAAAAACGCGAACGACTATTCACGATTTCAAAACTGAACGGGGAACCATTTGACTTTAGCAAATTAGAACACAAACCGATGGCAAGCATTGCTGATTTTTTAGAAACGAACGTCGACGAAAAGTACACGATCACATCACCCAGCATGTTGAGCAAAATTGGAAGTAATGACGGTTCAAGTTTCGGCGGACGATTAAAACCGATTGATGAATACGCCTGGACAATTACAACTAAACAGAACCGTTGCCCAAATTCAGGAATCATTAGTATCGGAAATGGCCAGTATCGTTTACTAACTGAAAAAGAATGTTGGCGCTTAATGGGGTTTGATGACGATGATTATAATGCGGCACTGATTGCCAACCCAACGCGCAAAGGTTGCACCAACGGGTCAATGTACAAGCAGTCAGGCAATAGCATAGTCGTTAATGTTTTAGAAGCGATTTTTGAAGTGATCTTAGTAGACTTATAAAACATTTGACTATTAACGCATAATGGGCAGATATAGCCTAGAAATAAAATGTAAATAAAGGTGCGGACCAAGTTGCGACATTGAAATAGATACGCAAATAAAAGGAGATTTCAAAATCCGAAACAGTCGAACTGTTTCAAAAAATGCAACAGTTGCCAAAATGGAAACAATTCAAATGTAAATCAAAATAAAAATACCGCGTTAGCAGCCGTTAGGAGGATTAACATGCGAGAGATTAAGTTCAGAGTTTGGGAGGTAGTAGGATGATAAACCTTGTCGCGCACGTATCGGCTTACCTAATAATAGCCGTTGGATGCTTAGGCCTGCTAAGTTTGCTAACGACACTTATTTATATTTTAGCTAAGCGAATTCGAATGCGAAACGAACGTGATTTATATCCAGACGAAAAAGATGAAGGGGATTCCGATGATTAAAACTTGCAGAAAAACAACAACGATCCAAGCTGAACAGTTTGATGGGTCAGTTAGGATGATTAGAAAATATAGCATTGGAGTCCCTCGTGGTGCCTATGTTGAAGAATGGCCAATGAACACACTTATGACTCTAGAAGGCCCAATGGAATTAAATATTGGCGACTGGATTGTAACAGGTGTTAAAGGCGAGCATTGGGCGATTGCTGACGATGTATTTAAGGCTAGTTATGTGGAGGCTGACTAATGGACAACTACGAGCAGCTCAAAGCTGATAACAAGAGGCTTAAAAAGCGAAATGAATGGTTAGAGCAAGCTAACTGCGATTTAAGCAAAGAAATAGAAGCAGCTTACGAAAGAATTCACCAGCTTACAATTAAGATTGAAGAGTTATTTTAGGCACAAAAAAAGTCGCCCGATGAGGACGACTCTAATGAATTCATGGTAGTTCATCATTGACCACTATGTAATGAACATAGGTAGTATAACATAATAAAAGCCGTTCCCAAAAGAACGACATAGTTAGTCTGTGATTATTCTAATTATATCATATAGGGAGCGGTTGCCAGTGTTATTACCAGAATTAGATGAACAGAAATGTAGAGACAACGCAAGATTAGTATTAAAACAGTATCGTCGTAAAGCCCGGATGGCAGGACAGCCGCTTTCTAATTTGAAATCGCCGGTTGTTACGGATATGCCACGATCTGATAGTTACGGTAATAGGGTTGAAAATGTGTACGTTAAAGGCGCAGACGCAGCAATTGATTTGGCTAAAATGGAGAAAGCTGTTTACTCATTATGTCAAACAAGTTTTGAGACACTTTATTATACTTACATGACTCTAGATCGTCATCCTGACTATGCTATTGCAGGTGAGATGGGTGTGTCATTGAGTGCATTCAAGAAATATCGCAATGATGCATTGGTTGAGTTTTTAGAGGCTTATGAGCACGGGAAATTGCTATGCTATAAAAAAAGCCGATTTGTGGCTAATTTGTAGCCAATTTAGAGCCATTTTATCCGTTTTTATGTGTTAAATTAGTATTATCGATAGTTGAGTAATACTTATATGAGTATCCTAGTAGCTCAAATGGTAAAGCAGCGCGGAAGTGCACCTGCGGTCACGATTCGGGTTCGAGTCCCGGCTAGGATATTGCACAAGCTGATAGGTTTAACGTTTATCAGATTTGTGTTAGCATTATCCTTGCTCCAAATATTTATATACGCATGAGACAGGTTGAATGCCTGTCTTTTTTAGTGTTTAATTGAAGTTGCGTATATAAATTAGATTTTTGGAGGAAGTATTATGGAAATATTTACGACTATAATATTGTTATTGATTTTAGGGGCTATTAGTACAGTTGGTTTTATGGTTAAAGATGCAGTGAAAATTCCTAGAAGTCTTATTGTTGAGAATAGTAAGGCGAAAAATGAAAAAGATATTCAGAGAGAAGCATACCTTAGAGAAATTAGCGGAAGCAAGCTGAATTCAACATTTGATGACTGGATTAGACTTGTAACTGAACTAGACAAGTTTGAAGAAAATTTTTCTGGTAAAAGTGGCGAGAAGAAACTAAATGATATGATAAAAAGCGCACTTATGTACGGCTCTGAAAGAACGGTACATATCGTTGCAATTATGATGCAAAGATTATATAAAAATGGATCATTAGAGAATTCCGTCAAAGTAGATTTTGGTAAAGAAAAAGATAACACTCTTGAGAACTTTGAATTAATGTTTTTTATTAGTTTTTTAATATGTAGTTTAAAATTTGATTTTTCAGGATACAGCATCGAACCTAAAGATATTATAAAGACAAAAATAAATGACTATGAAGATAATACAGATATCATAAATAAAGCTTATGATAACGTTAAATCAATGATTAATTAAGGGAGAATAAAAAATGTTAACGTTTGCGAGTGGCATTTTAATTTTATTGAAAATATTTGATGCGATTTCTATGCCATGGCTAATGGTTATATTAATTGAATTTATTCTTTTGCTTTTTTCAATAATTGAATTGATAGCTATTTATAAACTAATAAAAAAATACTTTATGTAAGGCAGCCTAGGCTGTCTTTTTTAGTCCCGAATATTTGTAGTACTGTAAGATTGAGTCTACAATTAAAGTAAGAAAGAAGGGATATCATGGTAGTTTATGTATTTGGGCTTCCTAGTCCCAAAGATGTTTATAAGCGCGCAAAGGATAAAATTCGGAAACAGAAGAAAGATAAAGAGAAGAAAGCAGAAGAAGGACCAGTTGCAACAACTGCTTAAGGTAATGAAGGACGTCAAATAGGCGTCCTTTTTTAATTAGGAGGGTATATGGATAAATCTTTAATTGAATTAATCCAAACTATATTAGACTCTGATTATTCACCAACTGTTAAATTAGCAGAAATACAACGTGTAATTGATGTGATGATGCATCACGAAAATCAATAAAGAGATATTTGAAAACTTTTTTAATAAAGTGAAATGCAATTACAATCATTAGGGAAGTAGCGACATAAACATGAAGTTGTGGTATATTCTGGTTAACGGAAGGTGATATAATGTCAAAGACTATTAATGAGCAAGTTTTCGAAATAATTGATGAAATGTATAATGATTTGGCCCACAAAGAAATTGATCAGCATATTAAGGATATTCTTTTAATTGCAGCAAAACATTTATCTACAGAAGATATGCCAGCTCAAGTGGTAGCAGCTAAAACCGTAAATGGAATTACAATTTGGACCATGAATGGTAAGAACTTATTGGGTGATGAAAACGCTGAACGAATCCGAAAATTGATGCGGATTGCTCGCTCCGAGGGATACAAATGGAATGCGACTGGCTTAGGTTCATTAGGCGTACAATTTTAAAAGAGTTTATCTTGAGACAGCTTAGGCTGTCTTTTTTAGTGCAACAAAAAACGACCACCATAAGGCAGTCGAAATTTGGAAGTATAATCCAATATGTGCCAGGTGTTTGGGGGTGCCTGACAGCTTCATTATAGGACAGTTAACGTTTACAATCAATGGCAGAACTAAATAAGTCATAGCCGATCGGTTATGGCTTTTTTAATACATAAAATTAAGGAGCAGTGTCGATTATGAATATAAAGGGTGGGGATAATAGCAAACGGTGGGACGCTGCCTATAAAAGCGGTGAGTATGATGCTTGGATGAATAGATTTGAAAAGGGCACTCAAAAATCTCACAGAATAGAACGTAGGAATGCCAAGCAAGCGTTGAAGACAAATTACGTCCAAACCATTAAATAGTTGGCTTTTTTAATACATAAAAGCAAGGAGTGAGAAAGTGGAGAAATACGGATTGACGTATTGGGGATATGATCCAGATGATAAAAGTGCGACAAGACTACTATATAAAGACGTATTGGCAAGTCAAGAAATGGTTAATACGATGTTAACTAGCGACAAGCCGTTTTATAAATTTATCATTGGAGATGGCGAGGACTTTATATTAGCTAAGGATTGCATTCACTCTCTCACTCGTGTAATTGATTGGGAGGTGAGATGATGACACCTAAACAACAAAAATTTGCAGATAAGTTTATCGAGCTGGGGAATAAGACCGAAGCGGCTATTAAGGCTGGTTATAGTCCTAAGACAGCATATTCGATTGGCAACGAGAACATGAAGAAACCTGAGATAAAAGCTTATATTGACAAGCAATTGAATGAAATGCATAGCGAGACGGTTGCCAGTGGTCAGGACGTCCTAGAATTCTTGACTAAGATTATGAATGGCGAGCAAACGGAAAGTGTTGTGACTAATAAAGGCATTGTTAAAGGCGTTGAAGTATCCGCTAAAGATAGAATCAAAGCAGCCGAATTAATCGGTAAGCGACACTCGTTATTTACTGATAAGGTTGAGCAGACGAATACTAACATCGAAATTGATGTGGGGGATTGGAGTGATGACGATGAATGATAATATAATTAATCAACTCCAATGCCTGTTAGATTCGGACTATTCTCCAACCGTCAAACTAGCCGAAATCCAACGCTTAGTCGATGACCAGCGCGATCAATGGGAAATTTAGGATTGTAATTTTGTTCAGTCTATTTCATACTTAAACTATTCTAAATAAGGTGGTTTTTAGTATGGAGTCAGGAAATGCGGCGGATTGGTTTTCAGCGGCAGGGACAATATTTGCAGCAGCGAGTGCGTTGTATATCGCACAACGTAAACCAAAAAGCGATATGATGTTTGTTCATCACTTAACCGACAATAAAAAAACGACTATTATAGCTGGTAGTAATGTAGGTGAAATAAGCTCCCAGATAATTGTTATTAATGTAATAGCAATTGACGACGTTCCAGAAGAGGTGCCGGGTGGCTTATATCACAAAATGGAAGTGAGGTACCAACCAAACGAAGCAAATTTATCGACCATTTTAAAGTTACCTAATAATTTGCCTTGCGATAAACTCAAAGTACAGTTTTTGGACGAAGTTGTTTCTAAACGGTACGACTGCTATTTGGAGAAGAAAAATGGTGTTTGGGTTCCATACAAAATAAAGAAAACGAATACCTTGCCTGAAATTAAAAATAAGTATCCGTACAATAAATTTTGGGCACGTTTTAGAAGGTGATATAAATAACAATTAAACTAAGCTTCAAAGACCCAAAGCGAGTCTTCAATAAGCCGGTTTATGACAGCCTTAATGACTATTCTAACTTTACAGAGATTTGGTTTGGTGGTGCTGCTTCGGGTAAATCACACGGCGTTGTTCAGAAAGTTGTTCTCAAAGCTCTCAAACAATGGAAGTACCCGCGTAAGATTCTATTCTTGCGCAAAGTTGGGACTTCCGTTAAAGAGTCAATTTTTGAAGACGTCATTATTCGATTATCCGAATGGAAGATACTTCCGTTTTGCAAAGTAAATAAATCTAACTACGAGATAACACTTCCTAATGGGAGTGTTTTTTTGTTCAAAGGTATGGATAATCCGGAGAAAATCAAGTCTATTAAAGGCCTCTCCGATGTGGTTATGGAGGAAGCAACCGAGTTTAACCAGGAAGACTACGAGCAACTAACATTGCGTGTGCGTGAACCTAAGCATAAGGACAGACAGATTTATTTAATGTTTAACCCTGTTTCTAAAGCAAATTGGGTATATAAATACTTCTTTGAATTGACTCAACCTGATACGGTCATTTATCAATCAAACTATAAAGATAATCGGTTTATTGACGCACGTACCAAAGCCAATATCGAGCGATTTAAGCTTACCAATCCAGCTTGGTATCGTATTTATGCGTTAGGCGAGTTTGCTACCTTAGACAAGCTTATTTATCCCAATTATGAGAAGCGTAGACTTGACCCTAACTCTAAAGAACTTAAAGACTTGCCTGATTTATTTGGTCTTGATTTTGGCTACGTCAACGATCCGTCAGCACTTATCAGATTAAAGGTTGATGAAGCTAATAAGACCATTTATTTCGTTGAGGAGTTTACTAAAGTTGGCTTGCTTAACAACCAGATTGCCGATGCCATCAAGTCTATGGGCTATGAGAAGGAGCTTATTACAGCGGATGCAGCCGAAAAGAAATCAATTGACGAATTAATCCGTGAAGGGATTCGGCGTGTTAAACCGGCTAAGAAAGGCCCTGACTCAATTATCCAAGGCATTCAATTCTTGCAACAATTTAAGTTCGTGGTTGATGACCGCTGCTTTAAATTAATTGAAGAGTTAGAAAATTACACTTGGATCAAAGACAAGAAAACCAGCGAATACATTAACAAGCCAGTCGATATGTTTAACCATGTGCTTGATGCGGTTAGATATGCAGTTGAACCAATCAACGGTCAAGCAGCGCCTAAATTCAAAACTTATAACATTTCACTTTAGGAAGGAGCGATAGAGTGGCAAAAATCAAAGGACTGGGCAGCATTACAGATAATAATGTATTTATTTATCCTAAAGATACAGATATTACGCCTGAAGATTTAAAAGCTTTCGTTGATTATAACCAGCAGACTTTGGATAAAACTTATCTTGAAAACATTCAAATGTATAAGGGCCATTATCCAATTTTAGACCAAGACAATAAGCCATTGAACAAGCCTGATAATCGCATCGTGATTAATTTTGCGAAGTATATCACGGAGACGTTCAACGGTTTCTTTATTGGTATTCCGCCTCAGATTACACTTGACAAAGACACTGATAACGACAACTTGCAAGCCTTTAACAATATGAATTCATTTGTTGACCAGTTAAGTGAGGTTGCTAAACAGACTAGTATTTATGGTCGTAGTTATATGTTTCTATATCAGAACGAACTATCACAAACGCGAGTTGCCTATTCAAGCCCTCGGAATTCGTTCATGATTTACGATGATACCGTAGCGCGCGAACCGCTGTATTTTGTACGTTATTCAGTCGATGACGATAACAAGCTAACCGGTACGTTGTATAAGACTGGTTCAGCGGTCACGTTTGATGAACATGGCGAGTTCGGTGAAGAAGAAAATCGTATGTTTAAAACAGTTGGCGCCGTTGAGTTCGTTGAAAATGAAGAACGTCAAGGTGCATTCGAGTCAGTTAAGACAATTATGAATGCCATTAATTCGGCACTCTCTCAAAAGGCTAATGATGTGGAAGCTATTGCGGATGCTTACTTATTACTTACCGGTGGTGAGATTGACAAAGAGCAACTGCAATACATGGCTGATAACCGAGTATTAGTTAATCCATCCGCGGAAGTTGATGGTAAGTTTCTGGAACGTCCTAATGGGGATGGCACGCAAGAAAACCTATTGAACCGATTGGAGGAAAAGTTGTTCTTAATGTCAATGGTGACCAATCTAAACAACATTGACTCAGGTGCTAGTTCATCAGCGAGCGGATATTCAATTGAACTTAGAATGCAAGCTATGCGTGGACTAGCCTCTAATAAGGAACGCAAATACACCAAGGCAATGCGTGAGCTTTACCGCGGTGTATTCGGTGTAACTAATCTAGCTAAGACGTCGGTTATTAAAAAGGCTGCTAATGCAATTTTAGGTAAAGCAACGTTAGATCCAGCGGATGAGTTGAAGTTCCAATTTACACGCAACTTACCTAAGAATATTGCAGATGAAGCTAATACAGCTAAAAGTCTTGAAGGAATCGTTTCTAAAGAGACTCAACTATCTGTCCTCTCAATCGTAGACAATCCGAAAGCTGAAATCGACCGCATGGCTGGTGAACAGAAACAAGCGGCTAAGCAAGCAGTTGAGAATAACCCAGCCGATTACACTAATTTCTCTCAGAAGAAGGAAGTGACCGACGATGGGGCGGAATGATTACTGGTTTAAACGAGAGCAAAAGTGGATTAAGAAGCAGCTTCAAGACGATGCTTTAATCAATAAGAAGATTGAGTTACAACTCAACCGTGCTTTAGTAAATATTCAAAAGGACATCGCCAACTATTATGCTGCTTATGCTAAGAGCCAAAACATTAGTTTAGCTGACGCAATGACTAAGGTTAAACAATTTGATGTTAAAGCTTTTGAAGCAACCGCTAAGCAAATGGTTGAGAACAAAGACTTTAGCGCATTGGCCAACGAGCGATTAAAACTCTATAACGCCACAATGCGAATTAATCAGCTTGAGTATTTAAAGTCCCAAGTTGGTATGGAATTAGTTGATGCTAATTCAAACATTGAAAAGATAATGGGCGATAAGCTCACAAGCGCTTATCAGGACGAAGTTAAACGGCAAGCGGGTATTCTTAACAAGCACCGCCTAAACGACGTTAAAGGGGCTGTAAATAGCGTTGTGAACGCTAGTTTTCAGGGTGCCACTTGGTCGCAAAGAATCTGGGCAAACAACGACAATCTTAAATCAAGATTAGAGCAGCTACTGACTAAATCAATGGTGCAAGGCATTAATCCTAAGGTGCTAGCTAGAGATTTATCCGATCAGTTCAAGAAGGAATTTAACAATTCCCGTTATATGGCTGAACGTTTGATGCGAACTGAGACTGCTAGGGTTCAAGACGAAGCGCAACGCCGTAGCTTCGAAAAGAACGGCATTGAATATGTAGTGTGGGTTAATGAACCCGATGCGTGTGAGAATTGCATCGATATCGCTAATGCTAATGACGGTATCTATCCGTTAGCTAAAGCGCCAGGGATTCCGGTACATGCTAATTGTCGTTGTTCTAAGGCCGCTTATGTACCTAAGAAGGGTGAGTTTGATCCGATTGAAAGTAAAGTGGCTGCCGAACCCGTTGATCTTGAATCCAGCTTACGTCAATCCGGTGAAAAGGTTTATAAAGACTTCTTTACACCTGAAGTTTCAACAAAAATTAACGAATATCAAACCCTAAAAGAAGAAGCTTCTAAATGGATAAAACTGGTTAATAAAGAGCACAGTCTGAATAGCGAACACTATAACAAAGCTATTGAATTACAATATCAACGAGATGAAAAACAGGCGCAGCTGACAAAATTCCTTAGTCAACATAATGCTAAGTTATTGAGTAAATATAGACCGGTTGGGTACGATGGCAAGTTTGAACAACAATGGCAATCGCGTAGTAACAAACAAATTAAATCAGGCATTGAATATGCACATAGTTATCTGCCATCGGATTGGTACAACAAATCGAAAGATTATGCATTGTTAGCTAAAAAGGCAAATCGTGGGTATTACAGTGATAATCGTGGCATCTTAGCCGCAAACACAAATGGCGGTGGCTTGCAAAGTACCATTTATCACGAGCTAGGGCATCGAATGGAACATTTATTTCCTAAAATCCAAGAGGCCGAATACAATTTTTACACTCGGCGTGTTGGTGATGAACCGAAACGGATGCTAAACGACTTGCTAAATACAACAAGATACGGCGGCAGCGAAGTCGCTCGACTAGACCACTTCTTAAATCCATACATGGGCAAGGATTACGGTAATACTGCTACTAGTTCATTCGAGCTACTCAGTATGGGTATTGAAGCCCTGTATACGGGTAGTTACGATTTGACAAAAGACAAAGATTATGCGACGTTCATACTAGGGATATTACTTAAATTATAGTGGAGGTGGTTTGGTGAAGTTTATTCTTAAAGTAAAGTTTAACAATAATGACATCGTGGTTAGTTACAGCGATAAATTGCAATCGACTGATACTAAATTTATTGCATGGTTAAACGAAACTATTGAAAAACACATACCGGTAATCACACGGTTGCCGGACGGATTTGATTTTAACAAAGATGACTACACAGCAGATAATTATTACCACGCCATCTGCTCTCTATTCGATGACGTGGAAGCTCTGCAACCTTTAATTGAAGATGATACAGCCGATTATATTTTTTAATCGGCTATTTTTATGCAATAAAACAGAGCGTCCCAGCTAATCAGCTAGGGCGTTTTTTAATGCTCTTTTTTCCTTGCTTGCAGAGCCTAAAGAACAGTCATGAGATTACAGTCAACCAAGACTTTAAACGATGGGGGTTCATATGAAGTTAAATGAATTATTTCCAATGAATCTGCAATATTTTGCGGATGGAACAGATGGTGCTGATGGAGATACGGGTAACGAAGGCGGTCAAACTACCCCGGGTGAAAATGACCAACACGAAGGCCCTAACGACACTACGCCGCCTGAAAAGACGTTTACGCAAGAACAAGTTAACCAAATGGTTAAAGACCGTTTGGAACGTGAACGTAAGAAGACTGAAGCTAAGGTCGAAGAAGCGGCTAAGTTAGCCAAGATGAACGCTGACCAGAAGAAGGACTACGAAGCGCAACAAGTCTTGAAACGCGCAGAAGAAGCTGAAAGCAAGTTAGCACGTCTAGAAATGCAAGCTGAAGCACGAACGATGGTTAGTGATTTAGGCGTAAACCTTACCGATGAAGATTTGGCTTTAGTGGTTACCGCTGATGCTGACTCAACAAAGGCTAATGTCGGTCAATTGACTGACTTAATCAGCCGGATTCAAGACCAAGTTAAGACTGAAATGCTTAAGGGGACAACACCCAAGGCAAGCGGTCAAAGTACTACTGTGGCAACTGCTGACGATTTCAGCAAGATGAGTACATCTGAACGGGTTACTTTTGCTCGAGAAAACCCAGACAAATTTAAAGAATATACAGGAGGCCTATAAGATATGGCAGAAAATACATTAACAATGTTAAAGGATTTAGTAGATCCAGAAGTTATGGCACCAATCGTTTCCTATGAAATGAAAAACGCACTACGTTTTACACCGATTGCGCAAGTTGATAACACTTTAGAAGGTAAACCCGGAGACGAATTAACATTCCCACAATTTACTTACATGGGTGATGCAGCAGACATTCCTGAAGGTGAAGCAATTCCGCTTGATAAAATCGGGACAAAAACAACCAAAATGAAGGTTAAAAAGGCTGCTAAAGGTACTGAATTCACTGATGAATCATTCTTAAGCGGTCAAGGTGATGTTGTTGGCGAACATGAAAAGCAACTCGGCATTGCGATTGCTAATAAAGTTGAAACCGACGTTATTACCGCTGCTAAGACGGGTACACAAACTGTAACGATTCCGGCAACTGTCGAAGGTATTAATACAGCAATGGATATCTTCAACGAAGAACAAGATGGGACTGTAGTTGCTTTAATGAGTCCTACAACCGCTGGTAAAATCCGTTACGACGCAATCAAACAAAAAATTAACACAGAAGTTGGGGCTAATGAATTAATCAAAGGCACTTATGCCGATATTCTAGGTGTTCAAATTGTTAGAACTCGTCGTTTATCAGATACCGAAGTGATTTTCGTCAAAACAGTTGATCCCGAAGATAAGCAATCACGTCCAGCACTTAAATTGCTACTGAAACGTGATATTAATGCTGAATCAGACCGTGATATTACGCGCAAAACAACCATTATGACGGCTGATAAGCATTACGGTGCATACTTGTACGATGATTCTAAAGTAATCGTGGCAACTGTTGGCACGGTGTCAAAATAACAGCCCCAACGTTGTCAATAGCGCCGACAGCAGATGGGGCTTTAATTACAGGAAAGTAGGGGATTAAATGACAGTAGCTGACCGCTCAAACCAATCATTGTTGATTTACGATAAAGCTGGCAAGCTAATTGTTACCGGTGAAAAAGGCAAAGGTACCGCAGCTATTACCGGCTTAGCGGCTGGGGCAAAGGTAGCTGAAGGTGATTATCAAGCTTCATTTAGCGATGGTACTAATGAATCAGATAAAGTACCGGTGTCAGCATTCGACGTATTACCAGCAGAAGGGTAGTGATCCAATGGATTACCTAGCGCAGATTGAATCAGTCCTTGGTTTAGATAATGACCAAGACACTGTTTTAACGACAATCATTAACTTAATCAGTCAGCGATTAAAGGCTAAGACGCAACAAGATAATGTCCCAGAGGAACTAAGTTATATTGTTGTGGAAGCCAGTATTAGCCGATTCAATCGGATTAACGACGAAGGCAAACAATCCGCTTCCGAAAGTGAAGTAAGTGCAACTTATCAAACTGATGATTTAGCGCCGTTTGCTGACGATATTGCCGATTGGGTCGCTAAAAACGTTGATACGAGTACGAAAGGAAAGTTCACGTTTTACTGATGCGATATGACAAACAAGTCACATTTGTAAAGGCGCTAGGGTCGGATTATGCCCCTGATTTAGGCGAAGAAGTCAACGACGGGACACGTTTAGACAAACGCCTAGCCCACATTGTGACGCCAACCATGAGCAAGTCAAAGCTAGTCTTTGGTGATTTAAAGAGCGACCAAGTCGTCTTGCATCTTAAACAACCATACCAAAGTACTTATGACCATTGTTTAATCAATGATTCTAAGTATTTTTTTGTTACTCAAAAACAGGTAGGACGGCGCCAAATAATCTTGTTAGAAGGTGATTCTGATGGGAGTAACGCTTAGCGGCGGGTCAGGATTTGAACACTTTCTTGATGCCAAAATAAACGTTGGTACGGAAGTCATCGAAGTGATTAAGCGTAACGGCGCTCAGATGCAACAGCGTGCGCAATCTTTGGCACCAGTTGATACGGGGTTCTTAAAACGTGACATTACATTGAGCTTTACTAACTCGGGAGTTGAGTTTGCGACAGCCATTAGCGGAGATGCTGAGTACGATCCTTATCAAGAGTACGGGACGCGGTTCATGCCGGGCAAACCTCATATTAGGCCCGCTTATTACACTCAACGAATCATCTTTACAAAAGATATAAGGGAGTTGGTGCTACGTAAATGAAAGAGATTAACCAAGCAATTTACGATGAAGTTTTTAAGATTCCACTCGCCCTTGGGTATTCGACCTATAACTATTTACCGGATACGGCTAGTTATCCGTTCGTTTACTTGGGTGAGCAGTTTGGTGTGCCGATTCAAGTGAAGTCACCCGGCTCTCTTGTGGGTTCGTCAATCGTCACACTTCACATTTATGGGGCAAAAGAAAAGCGCCGGCAAGTCACAGACATGCTTAGCGCAATCACATTAAAGGCTAAACGCATTGCAAGCGCCGACGTGTATAGCGTGGCATTTGCAAGCGATAAACCTCAAATTATTCAAGATAATTCAACCAGCACAATGCTTTGGCACGGAATTCTTGAACTTGAATTTAACTATTTAAATTAAAAGGAGCGATTTTATATGGCATTAGAAGTAAAAACAGACACAAAGCCAGTTTACGGTAAAGACCGGTTCTTAATGTTCCGCCTTTACAAAGACCGCGCAACTAAAGCGGCAATTAAGTTAGCTTTTCAAACTACTCATACGTGGAAGTACGAAGCTAAATCAGATTCAACCGACACGAAGGACGGTTCAATTAACTCACCAGCAACACCGGTAGCAACGTTGGATATTGAAGCTGTTTCAAGTCTTGACCCAGTTAATAAGTTCTTAGCTGACGCAGTTTTACATTCTGAAAAATTGGAAGTATGGGACATCAACTTAGCCGATGTGAAGGAAGATGGCAAGTACGGCGCAACTTATGGCCAAGGTTACTTACAATCATGGGAAGTGCCTTCCGAAGTTGGTAAGTTAGTCAACCTCAAAACGGCGATGAATATCGACCAAATCCCACAAGATGGCGTTGTTGAATTTACCGCCGATCAACAGAATCAAATTCAATACGCATTTGCAGACACAACACCAGTTACTGTTGAAGCGCCAAAATAGAAGCACCATCGTTAACACTCACTCCCAAAGCTGATGGTGCGCTTATCAAGGGAGGTTAAAGCAGAAAGGCACGGTTCGACTCCGTGTCTTTTTATTTCCAAATTTATTTAAAGGAGTTTTACAAATGAAAATTACATTAAATGGTACTGAATATCAATTACATTTCGGTGTTGGATTCGTCCGGGCGTTGGATAAAATTCACAGTGTCGATGTGGGAGGAATTGAATACGGCACTGGCGTCAACATGACTTATATGAAGTTGCAAGGTTCAAATCCTTATATTTTATTTCAAACATTGCAAGCTGCTTTAATTGGTGAATATGACTTGACCGAAGGAGATTTTGACAAATGGGTTGACTCACTAGAAAGCGACAAGGCATACACAAGTTTTTTCAAAGAATTGTTGACGAACTTAGAGAAGCAACGTCAAACAGGGACTTTGATTTCAAATTACAAAAAGACGCTCAAGGATCTGGAGAAGCAAGCCGAGAGTCAAGCGAAGACACCTACCGAACAATAGTATTAAACAGCTTCCGTTATCTAAAAATACCTAGTTTGCAAGCGATTAACAACATGACTATCGGCGAGTATTCCACAAGGATGCTCGCTTTTAATTTGTCTAAAGTTGATGAACTAGCCATGACCGCTCAGCAAGTATGGTGGGGCCATTTAGTTTCGGGTGTCGATAAAAATGGTGAATCACCATTTAAAGAATTGAAAGACCTATTCGATTACGAAAAAGCTGTTGATCAAGTTTACAAACCAGAACCAAAAGAATCAGAGATGAATCCAGACTTGGTACGGATTGCGAAACGTATGCAAACCTACCACGCCCAGAAAGGAGATGATTAATTGGCAGAAGATTATACAACACGCGCCGTCCTAACCGCTAGCGTTGGGCAATTTATCGCTGGATTTAAAGAAGCCAAAGCCACATACCAAGATTTCAATCAATCAATGGCACGTAGCTCAATGGCCTCAACCGATGCAGTTGCGAATTCGTCCAAGGTAATTAGCACTGGGATGAAAGTTGGCGCAGTTGCGGTCGCTGGATTGAGCATTGCGGCAATTAAGACTGGTGCTGACTTTGAACATCAAATGTCACGAGTTGGTGCCATTGCAGGTGCCAGCGGGAGTGATTTAAAGGCCTTAAACGACCAAGCTATTAAGTTAGGTGCTGATACAGCATTTAGCGCGAAAGAAGCAGCTGGCGGCATGGAAAACCTTGCATCAGCCGGTATGAATTCTAAACAAATCATGCAAGCTATGCCTGGGGTACTTAATCTTGCAGCAGTGTCTGGTGGGGATGTGGCTTTATCAGCTGAAAATGCTGCGACAGCCTTAAACGGATTTGGCCTTGAAGCTAGTGATTCGGCTCACGTCGCTGATGTGTTTGCACGTGCTGCTGCCGATACTAATGCCGAAGCAAGCGACATGGGTGAAGCTCTTAAAATGGTTGCGCCACAGGCACATGGTGCTGGCTTAAGTCTTGAAGAAACAGCGGCAGCAATCGGTGTCTTGTCAGATGCAGGCATTAAAGGTTCGATGGCTGGCTCTAACTTGGGTATGGCCTTAACTAAGGTTCAAAATCCATCTAAAGAAGCCGGCGACGCTATGGCTGAACTCGGATTCAATGCCTACGATTCAAGCGGTAAGATGAAGCCGTTAGCTACTCAAGTAGACGAGTTAAAAGGCAAGTTGTCGGGTATGACCGATAAGCAAAAACAATACTACACATCACAGATTTACGGTGTGCAAGGTGGGCGTGCGATGAATGTGCTGTTACAAGCGCAATCTGGCAAGTTGGAAGGCTTAACAAGCTCGCTTAAAAACTCAAATGGTGCCGCCGATGAGATGGCTAAAACCATGCAGAACGACCTTGCTAGTTCAGTCGAACAACTAGGCGGGGGCTTTGAATCAACTGCGATTATTTTAGAACAGACATTCAGCGGTGTTTTAAAAACTGGTGTCGATTCAATCACTGATTCAGTTGGGAAGTTCAATGATTATTTACAAAAGAATCAAACCCAGATTCAAGCAACTACTAAAGGATTATTAGCGGCTGCTAGTGGTATGGCTAAGTTTGCACCGTCAGTAGAGCAAGTCGGTACTGCATTGAAGATTGTGTTGCCATCACTGATTGCTTTGGAAGCATTCAAAGGGATTGGGGTCGGCGGTGCGCGAACAGTGTCAATGCTGGAAACTATGCAAGCTGATTTAAGTTTAGTACAACGCGGGTTAATCATGACCGGTACAGCCGCTAAGTCGATGGCTGGCTTGACGGTTGGCACATTTGGCAAGATTGTTTCAGCTACAAAAGGCGCAGTTGTTAACGTCAATAGCTTCAATAATGCGATTATGAGCGCCAGTGCAGGGGATAAATTCAAAGGGATGCTCACCGGTATTGCAAACGGATTTACAAGTATTCCAAGTAAGGCTGGCAACGCTGGTAAAGCGATGGTTTCAGTCTTTACTAATCCGCAAGCGGCTGCAACTGGTTTGAATACCAAAATGTACGCTCTGCTTCAAACGGTTGGTGCTAGTGATGCACAGATTGCTAAGTTGACCAATACCACCATGAAAGGTGGCACCGCAATGGGCAAGATTGGCTTGGCTGGCGAAGGCGCTAGTGATGCCATGCTTGCCGGTGCAACATCTGCTGGCGGTTTAGGTATGTCATTGGGTGTGTTACTTCCGATTGCAGCTGCAGTTGCGGTTGTTGCTGCGGCCATCTATATGGCGTGGGATTCAAACTTTATGAACATTCAAGGAGTCGTTCAATCGGCGATTGGTGGGATTAAGGGCATATTTGATTCTATGCGACCGTCCATCAGTGCTGTAGTTGGACTACTTAAACCAATTGGATCAATACTCGGTGGCATCTTAAAAGTTGTCGGTGCGATTGCCATTGGTGCGATTGTCGTTAGTGTAGTTGCTTTGGCGACTGCGTTACGTCTTAATGTAGATGGATTAGCAGCGATTGCTAAAACGGCAATTGCTGCGGGATATGCAGTTGAAGGATTTATTCAAAAGATGATTCCGGGCGGCAAAGACGGCTCTGAAGCGTTCGATAAAGCTAAGAAGTCAATTGATGGCGCTAAGGATTCGGTCAAAGATATGGGGCAAGCATTCGTTGACGCGGGTAAAGTCGGCATTGATGCTGCAAGTCAAATTGGTAAATCTACCGATGATTCGAATGGTAAATTAAAAGCGGCTAGCGTGTCCGTAAAGGATGTGGGCAAAGCTGCCAAAGAGATGAAGTCCGATTTTGAAGACTCCAAAACTAAGTTGTCTGACTTGGTTAATACCGAGGGCGTTTCAGATAAAACGAAAGAGTTTTTAACCAACGTTAATACTACTCTTGACCAGTACCAGTCCAACGCTGATAAGGCTGCTGAAAAGTACAAGAAGTCAATGGCTAAAGCCGAAGACGAATCTGGCCAAGCCAGATTAACCGCCGTTAATAAAGCTAACGCACAATTGGCACAAGCAACACAAACTAATGGGCAAAATCTGATTGCAATCAGCAGCGACTTAGATCGCCAATTACAGGCGAAGAAATTTACTGACGGTACAGCAATGAATAACGATCAAGTTATATTGCTGACTGACCAAAATAATAAAATTAAGCAGAAACTTATTGAGCAAAATGAGATTTTTGTTCAAGCTCAATTAGCACGTGTTCAAAATGGCCAGAAATTGAATGAGACGCAACGTCAAGCAACAGTTACCACACTTCAATCTAATTACCAACTCGAAGCACAACAGGTTCAAGTTGGCGAAGATAAAATTAAGCAACTCAAACAACAGATTGACCAAGAAAAAGACCAAACGACTAAAGCGCAGTTGCAACAGCAATTAGTTACACAGCAACAACATAACCAATCACTAGTACAACAGCAACAGACGTTTGGGACTCAAATGAATCAGGTTATTGCTAACGGTGGTCAATTAAACTTCCAAACTTGGTCACAAGGCTTACAAAGCATGAAGGATGTTACCGCACCACAGCTACAGTCTATGTATTTATCGTTCGTTCAAATGAATAGCAATACTGGTCAACAAATGCAAGCTTTCGCGCTTATGCTACAGCAGTCGGGGACACAAGGTGTCAATAACTTAGTTCAAGCTTTAGCCACTGGTAAGGCGACAACCAAAGAAGTGGCAGCCGCGCTTGCTAAAGACGGGACTGATGGTTTAAACACCTTGCCGCCATCAATGTTTAAAAAAGGTGATGATGGTAAGAACAAATTCATCACCGCTTTAAAGTCTGGTGACTTCAAGGGTGCTGGTAAATATTTAGCAGACCAATCATCAGGTGGCGCTAAAGATACAAGCAAGCATAAAAAATCCGGTAAAGATAACGGTGACAGCTATGCAGACGGTACCAAAAGCTCTAAGAGCAAGGCTAAATCCGCCGGTAAAGAAGTTGCCAAGTCTGGTTCAACCGGTGCTAAATCTGAAAAGAGTGGCTATAAGTCAGCCGGTAAGTCAAACGGTAGTAGTTACACAAGCGGTGTTAAATCTGAAAAAAGCTCAGCGCGTTCCGCCGGTCGTTCACTAGCCAACGCCGCTAAAAGTGGTGCTAAAGGCGTGTCATTTAATTCTGTTGGTTCACAGATGGCTGCTGGAGTTGCTGCTGGTATTCGAGCAAACACTGGCTCGGCCGTCAGCGCAATGGCTAGCTTAGTATCGCAAGTTAACGCCGAAGCTAAAAAGGCAGCCAAAATTCATTCTCCCTCAAGGCTTTTGAGAGATGAGGTCGGGAAGTATTTAAGTCTTGGTGTAGCTGAGGGGATTAGCGCGCATGCTTACCAAGCAACTAATGCGATGAGTAACGTCATGGCTGGCGTACGCAATGCAGCCAATATTAAGCCATTAAACTTTAGTTTTGACGCCAATAGCATAATCGACCCAGTAAGCGCCGACTTAAATGTTAACGCAACCGATAGCACAGCAGTTCAATTGTTGCGTCAACTTGTCAATAAGCAAAGCATTATCGTGCTTGATACAGGTGCTTTAGTTGGTGAGACCAAAGATAAGTTTAATGACGCCTTTGGACAACAAATTCAAACAACAGGGAGATGGGGTTAATGGGACAATATAGCTTTATCGATACAGGGCCAACTGCGGTTGGTTCAAACGAAGCAGTAATCACGGAAGGTTTGACGTTTGGTGAATTCGAAAGTGCCGGCCAAGGCTGGTGGTTAATCGACAGACAAGCGCCGGCACCTGGTGAAAAAACGGTTGTCGAAACAATCCCTTACAGCCAAGGCGTATTAGACTTTTCGATGCTTAGCGATGATCGTTTCTTCAATAATCGAGACGTAACATATCAGATTAAAAAAGTGAATGAAGATTACTCCAACCGCAAAATAATTGAAAACATGCTAAAAAACAAGCTTATGCCACTGGGAATTCAAGTGATTAAAGACTCCCACGATGGCGGCTTGCACTGGCTCGGTAAATGTAAATCAGTTTCGGTCAGTGACGACGCTAAGAATAGGACTTTGACGGCAACGGTTGTTTTCGATTGTTATCCCTTCGCCATCAGCGATAATCCAGAAGGCTCTGACATTTGGGACGAAGTATTTTTCCCTGACTGGATTTTCCAAAATACAAGCTACTCGGTTAACGGTACGCGTTCAATTAATTTAATGAATATCGGCGCTCACACGGTTGATGTGGAGATTATTGTGACGGGTAGCATTACGGTAACCGGCGCCTTTGGTTCAATGGATTTAACCGCCGGCACATACACAGATACGCCGTTAGCCATTAGTCGGGGCGATAACGCTTTAACATTAAAAGGCAATGGTACAATCGAGTTTAAATTCTACAAAGAGGTGATGATTTAGCATGTATTCAATCATCGCTTACGATAACCCTACCGATTCAATCGGTAAGGTTATTTTTAATGTCGCAACAAATAAGCTGGTATCGGCTGGTAAGTTGACACTCAAGGAATCGGATATTGATGATTTTGAGTTGAGCGTTAATCAAAATAATCCGCTGTTTGGGCGTGTTAAACCATTGCAGACACACATTGTTGTGAAGCAAGGCAACGAGATTCTATTTAAAGGGCGTGCTTTAAAGCCTAAGCGCGAGATGACGAGTTCAGGGCAGTTTGTTCAGTCATTTAGTTTTGAGTCTATATTGGCTTATCTGCTGGATTCTACGCAAAGATTCAAAGAAGTACACAACACGTCACCGTCTGATTTTTTTAAGTTATTAATTGATGCCCACAACTCTCAAGTGCCAGGTTATAAGCAATTTAAAGTCGGTAATGTGGATGTGACTAATTTGACGGATAACGTTTATCGGTTCATTGATTATGCCAACACTTACGACACGATTAAAGATAAGCTTATTAGCCGCTTAGGGGGCTTTTTAAGGGTGCGAATTGAGTCAGACGGTAATTATATTGATTACCTAAAAGACCCTGGGAAAGAGCATTCAACCGACAATCCAATCAAGGTGGGGCGTAACCTTAAAAGTGCCAGTGTGGAGATTGACCCCACCAATGTGATTACGCGATTTATTCCGCTAGGGGCAACAATTGAGAGTAACAATCCGAATGGTGAAACCAATGTGGCTAATCCACGAATTACAATCGCAAGTGTTAACGGTGGTCGAGATTATATTGATATTCCGGAACTACAAGCGGTATTTGGCGTCATCAACGGCACCAATATTTGGGATGACGTGCACACGCCGGAGACGCTTAAGCCAAAAGCTGAGCAGTGGATTAGAGACCAGGCAGCAGCTGAGGAGCATTGGACGATTAGCGCGGTTGAAATTGGGCTAGATAGATTTAAGACATTTAATGTGTCAGACAGTTACCAGTTCATCAACCCAGCAGTAGCTGAACCACAGTTGCTGCGAATCACACAAAAGGTGATTGACTTGCTCAATCCGCACAGTTCGAGTCTAACGATTGGTGACAAGAAAAAGACGCTCACACAATACCAGAGCGACGCTTTAAACGCCGCTAAACAGGTAGACGTATTAAAGAGTCGAGTGGCTGCGCAGACGGCTAAGATTGTGGCAATTAGTAACGAAATGAAAACCACCAATGAAGCCTTGTCGTCGGCCCAAAAAGAACTATCAAGCCTCAAAACCGAGTACGACAAGCTAATCGAGAACATCGGTGATGCGGATTTCAAAGCAATCATAGCCAAATTGACCAAGCTAGAGAATCAAACGACTACAATCATTAACAACCTCGGTGAAATTGGTCAAAACGTGCTTGATTTAGAGACATTTAAAACAACTCAAGAAACAACTAATACTAATCAGTTAATGACTAACAATCAGCAGAAAACAAAAAATGAAGATTTTGAAAAGCGCATCTTAGCGTTGGAAAATGGAGGAAAATAAATGGCAGATGAAATCAAAAGAGATACAGTCGATTATCGGGATCCAACGCCGTTTGACAACACTAAATTAAACTCACTAAGTGAGATTAGTAAGGCCTTGCGTCATAAGACCTACGGTGAAGACACTCGCGAAGCGATTGCCCAACAAGGTGAGGCTTTAGCCAAAATTATGCAAGAAACAGGCGGGAATCAATCGGCAGAAGTCGTTGCTGCACGTGGTGAGTACGAAACGCTAGGAATCCGCGAAGATGCGCAGGACAACGCTATTATTAGAAATGACAGCGTGATTTCTAACAAAGCGGATAAGAGCTATATAAACGACCAATTGGCATCGATGACGAGTGGTCCGGAGTATGTTAAGGACTATAAGCAATTATTGAAGCAGTATCCCAATGGCAGAACCGGCTTACTTGTGACGGCTGACACTGACCATAAGTATATTTGGGATGGTGCATGGGAGGACATGGGCGTCTATGGTACGCAAGGCATTGCAGACGGTAGCATTGCGCCAATTAAGCTAATGCCGAACACTTCGAATGGGATGCTGATGGCTTCTGGTCCGGTCAAATTTGACACAAAAAATAAAACAATCTCAATCCCACAAGGGACTTGTTCTATTAACTACAATGGGCGTTGGGTTAAATATGTCGACCAAAAAAATGTGACTGATGTTGGCACGGCTGGGTTTATTGTCGCCGACGTCTCCGGAGAGAGGGCGTCACTCGCGTATAAAGAAGGCGCTAATTTAACTAACAACGACGTAATCGTCGGTGGAATATTAGGAGACAATTTAATTATGAACGCAAAAATGGCTGTTAATGAAAATGATGTACCGGCGCGAGTATCTTCTGGAATGGTACTTTCTGGCGCGCTAGTGCGCTATGAAAATCAAAAACTAATATTTAGCGCCGACACAGCTTTTTACTGCAAAAACGACTATTTCGTTAAAAAACCATTTGTATTCGCGCTGCCTGAAACGTCAGGTTATTTCTTTGCTAACTACAGTACGCAAGAAGTTGGTTTTGCCAACGGTAAAGACCTTCACACAGGTAAATACAATGAAGATTGGTTCATGTTCGGTGGTATTATGCAAGGGGTGCCATATATTAACGGGACATTAGTTACCGGCGCCGACAAGTATTACCTGTACTTGGGTGACTCAATCACAGAAGGATTTAGGACGTCTGATGAGGCAATTAATAATTATCCCCGTGAAGTATACAATATTAACCACAGACTTTTTAGAAGATATTCAGTAACTGGCTCAACAATCGCATCACCGCAAGACGGCAAATCATTTGTTGAGCGAGCTAAAAATATTGATTTTAGCGAAGGAACGGATATTGTCATCTTTGGGGGTCACAACGACTACAAGGCCGGCAAACAACTGGGGAGCCTAGGCTCGAAGGATGAAACGACTGTATTAGGCGCGCTTAATTCGATTGTGGCCAAAATATACGCCGACAATCCTAGCGCCAAGATTAAAATGATCAGCCCAAATTGGCGTGTCGTTGATGAAAACGATCCGACGAACCCCAATAACAACGATATTGATTCGTGGAAAAACAGCGCTGGGTTAATGTTTAAAGACTACGTAGCCGCATTAAACCAATTTGCAGAGGCACACGGTTTTCCAATTTTAAACCTGCGAAAAGAATGGGCAGTCAATTCTTTAAATCAAAAGCAATGGTTAGTTGACGGCTTGCATCCTAATGATGATGGGCAGAGATTTTTGGGAGAAACAGTCGAGAGATTCTTGCGATGATGTTTAGAGGTCTTAAATATGCATTACCAATGGCAATCTTATTATGGATTGCTATTTTTATTTTTTTCAAATTAATTATGTAAGGGGAGGAATAACATGGTTTGAGCAACGATAAAGATGATTTAAACGTGACAGAAATGTTAATCGATATTCGGGAGCGCTTAGCTCGCGTCGAAGAAAACACTAGCAATCTTGATTCAACGGCAATCAAAGCTAGTAAGGCCTATTCGATTGCTAAAGAGAATCAAAAAGATATTGAAGACTTAAATGATAGATCTAAGTGGACTCAAAGGACAGCTATTACAGCTATCTTGATCCCGATTGGTCTTTTTTTATTTGAAAAATTAATAGGAGGGTAATTAATGATTAAAAAAGTAGATTGGCACTCAAAAGTGCTGTGGACTTCGCTGACGGCGTTAGTCATCGTGTTAGTTCAGCAAGTGGCCAAGGTTTTCGGAATTGAATTCAGCAACGATTTAGCTAGCCAAGTACAAGGCATCGTTAATACGGTGCTTACAATCTTAGGTTTAGTCGGTGTCGTCTATGACACCACGAAGGGAGATTCAAAATGAAAAAATTAAATAAACTAGTAGTCGCCTTTGGGGCGGCTATTTTATTTGGGATTTTTTCGATCAATGCGGATAAGGTGCAAGCGTCATACTCTATTGATTATACTTTTGCATTTAACGCCGATCAGGGGAGTTCACAACTTGCTACCCACTCATATATCATTATGCATGAAACAGCAACAGAGGCATCTGGCCGAAATGTTGCAGCTAACATGAAAAACAACTACACACCATATACCGCTTATTCGACTTTCGTAGTCGGCGATGGTGGTAAAGTTTATCAAGTTGGACAACCGGGATACGTCGCATATGCGGCTGGTAACGCAAATGGTTATAGTCCCGTCCAAATTGAGTTACAACACACGTACGACAAGGCCGAGTTCGCTAAAAACTACGCAACCTACATCGAGTTGGCTCGAGATTACGCCAAGAAATACGGCATCCCAACAACACTTGATGCTGGTGGCGCTGGCACACCGGGCATTAAGAGCCATTTGTGGATCACGCAAAACATCTGGGGCGACCACGTAGACCCCTACGGCTATTTAGCTTCTATGGGGGTCTCAAAAGCTAAACTTGCTAATGACTTGGCTAAAGGGACAACTAACGTTGGTGGCGGGAATACCACCCCAACCAATCCCACAAAGCCAACGACGCCAAGCAACTCAAACGTGCCTGCTGGGTTTACTCCTGAAAATGGTACATTCGTAAATGGTGATACCGAAATCATGAATCGTGTCGGTGCTGCTAGCTTTAATGCGGCACAAGGTGGCTATTTACCAGCCTACGGAACATGGAAATATGACTCATGGAAGCGAGTAGGGAACTACGTAATGATTCACCACGTATATAACGGTGTACACGTATTCTTGCCAGTACGTTACAACTCCGCAGCTTGGGGAACGTTTAAATAA